CGTAAAGAAAAGTTATGGGAAAAAGCCCCTTAAACGCCACTTTCGCCACTCGCAGAATTTTACAAGTTGAGGGCGCAAAATGAAGCGAGTTGTCAGCATCAACGCCGCCGGCCTGCGCGTGGGTGAGGACCATCAAAACGCCAAGCTGACCGATCGGGAGGTGGATCGAATGCGGGACTTGCACGAGGCCGGCAGCACGATCACCGAGCTGGCGCGGATGTTCGAGGTTTGCAAAGGCACGGTGCACGACATCGTGACCTATCGCCGGCGGGCGCAGGTGGCCGTCAGCGTGCGCGTTGTTCGCGTACCGGACTGAGCGGGCGCGAGGATTGCCGGCATGAAACGCACAACGGAAATCGAGGACGAAATCTGCAAACGCCTGGCCGAAGGCGAGCCGCTGCGCGCGATTTGTCGCGACGAGCACATGCCGAGCTGGCAAGCGGTTTATCAGTGGATGGATGCCGACGAGGATTTTGCTAGACGCATCGCGCATGCGCGAAACCTCGGCCATGACGCCATCGCCGAGAGCGCCCTGGAGATTGCAGACGACGGCCGCAACGACTGGATGGACCGCCTGGATAAGGACCAGGTGCCGATAGGCTACCAGCTCAACGGCGACCACGTGCAGCGTTCCAAGTTGCGCATCGAGACGCGCCTCAAGCTTCTGGCGAAATGGAATCCGAAGAAGTACGGCGAGCGCACGGCGATGGAGCTGACCGGCGCCAACGGCGGCCCGGTGCAGATGACCGACACCGAAGCGGCCGCCAAGCTCGCGGGGCTGATCGCGGCGGCCAGGGCGCGCAAGGACGATCTCGACGGCCTGCTCTGACGCATGGACGCGGCCGAGATTCTGGAGGTCCTGCCCTACCTGACGGCCGAGGAGCGCGCCGAGCTGGACAAGCTGCTGGCCAACGACAGGGCGATCTGGCGCCCGATCAGCACGCCGCAGGCGATGGCGTTCTACTCCGATGCGGACGTGATCGGGTACGGCGGCGCGGCTGGCGGGGGCAAGACGGATCTAGCCTGCGGCAAGGCGCTGACGCAGCATGAGCGCATCATGATCCTGCGCCGCGAGGCGACGCAGCTCACGGGCATCATCGACCGGCTGACCACGCTGCTCGGTGGCCGTGACGGCTACAACGGCCAGGATCGCATCTGGCGCCTGCCCGGCAGGCAGATCGAGTTCGGCAGCGTGCCCAATGTCGGCGACGAGACGAAGTACCAGGGCCGGCCACACGACCTGCTGGTGTTCGACGAGGCGGCCAACTTCCTCGAAGGGCAGGTGCGCTTCCTGATGGGCTGGCTGCGCACCACGACGCCCGGCCAGCGCTGCCAGGCGCTCCTCACGTTCAACCCGCCGACCAGTGCCGAGGGCCGCTGGGTGATCGCCTTCTTCGCCCCCTGGCTCGATCCGAAACACCCGAAGCCGGCCAAGCCGGGCGAGCTGCGCTGGTTCGCCACCCTCGACGGCAAGGATGTCGAGGTCGAGGACGGCAAGCCGTTCAAGCACGGCGACGAAACGATCAAGCCCTTGTCGCGCACCTTCATCCCGGCTCGCGTCACCGACAACCCGTTCCTGACGGGCACCGGCTACATGGCCCAGCTCCAGTCGCTGCCCGAGCCGCTGCGCAGCCAGATGCTAAAGGGCGACTTCCAGGCCGGCATCGAGGACGACCCGTGGCAGGTAATCCCGACGGCATGGGTGGAAGCCGCACAAGCCCGGTGGAAGCGGCCCGACAAGCTGCCGGTGATGGATTCACTCGGCGTCGACGTGGCGCGCGGCGGGCGCGACAACACGATCATCGCCCGCCGGCACGGTATGTGGTTCGACGAGCCTCTTACATATCCGGGCAGCGCGACGCCGGACGGCCCGACCGTGGCCGGCCTGGTCATCGCGGCCATGCGCGACCAGGCGCCGATCCACCTCGACGTGATCGGCGTCGGCGCATCGCCTTACGACTTCCTGAACGAGGCGCATCAGCAGGTGCTCGGCGTCAATGTTTCGGAGAAGTCCTTCGCCACCGACAAGTCGGGGCGGCTGTCGTTCTTCAACCAGCGCAGCGAATACTGGTGGAAGTTCCGCGAAGCGCTGGACCCGGCGAACAATACCGGCATCGCGCTACCCCCGTCGAGCCAGTTGCTCGCCGACCTGTGCGCGCCGACCTGGCGCTTGTCCGGCTACACGATCCAGGTTGAAAGCCGCGAGGGCATCATCGACCGGATCGGCCGTTCGCCCGATTGGGCCAGTGCGTACTGCCTGGCGCTGATCGACACGCCCAAGCAGCGCGCCGTGTTTGGTTCGCGTACCCGCAAACGTGACGACTACGATCCTTACGCATAAACCGCGTAAGGAGCCCCGCCATGTGTGACCCCGTATCCGCAGTCGTCGGCATTGTTGGCGGCCTCGCCGCTACGCAGATGATGCAAGCCCCGCAGATGCCGACCCCCGTGACACCCGAAGCACCCCCCAAGTCGCAAGCATCCAAGGCCCCGACGGCCAGCACGGTGCGTTCCGACATGGGTGGCACCGGCCAAGCGGGCGGCGCCCCTGGTGCTGCACAGACCATGCTCACAGGTGCGGGCGGCGTATCGCTCGACGACCTCAAGCTGGGCCGTTCTACCTTACTTGGTGGTTAGCGTGGCGCGATACCGGGACCTGACTAACACACGATTCGGCCGCCTGTTTGTTGTCGATTTGGCATATATCGACGCATCGCGCGGGAATCGAGTTTATTGGCGTTGTTGGTGCGACTGCGGCGCTGAGAAGGATGTACGCGCTGACGGATTGACCAGCGGCGTAGTGCAGTCATGTGGGTGCCTTGGGATTGAGAAGCGATCCGCCGCTACGGTGCTTCGGTCGCTCACGCACGGCATGTCAAAAACAAGGGAGTACGCAAGTTGGGGGCAGATGAAAGTGCGCTGCCAAGTTCCCACGAACCACAAGTTCAAGGATTACGGCGGTCGCGGAATCAAGGTTTGCGCCCGCTGGCAGTCCTTCGATAGTTTCTATGCGGACATGGGGCCGCGCCCTGCGGGAACCTCGCTTGACAGGATTGATGTCGACGGGGACTACGAGCCGGGGAACTGCCGATGGGCCGACGCTACGACACAGCGCAACAATCGGCGCGATACCAAGGAGGCGCAGGCCCATGCGTGACAAGACCCCGCGCCAGCTCGCGCTCCAGCGATGGGGTGCGCTCACGAGCGAGCGCTCGTCCTGGCTCACGCACTGGCAAGAGCTGACCAGCTACCTGCTGCCGCGCAACGGGCGCTATTTCCCGTCCGATGCCAACAACGGCGGGCGCAAGCACAATTCGATTTATGACAACACGGGCACGCGCAGCTTGCGCACCCTGGCCGCCGGCTTGATGGGCGGCCTCACGTCGCCAGCCCGCCCGTGGTTCCGCCTGGCCACCAACGATCCCGAGCTGATGCGCTACGCACCGGTGCGCACCTGGCTCAACGACACCACGCGCGTGATGCTCGACATCTTCCAGAAGTCGAACACCTACCGCTCGCTGCATGGCATGTATGAGGAGCTTGGGGCTTTCGGTACCGGCGCTTCGCTGGTGGCCGAGGATTTCACCAACGTGATCCACCACTACCCGCTGACCGTCGGCGAGTACGCCCTTGCACAGAACTACCGGGGCGAAGTCTGCACGTTGTACCGCGAGTTCCAGAAAACCGTTGGCGAGCTGGTCAAGGAATTCGGCCGCGACCAGTGCAGCCTGGCTGTGCGCAACTTGTTCGACCAGGGCAACCTCGACGCCTGGATTCCGGTGATCCATGCCATCGAGCCGCGCGAGGATCGGGACATGACCCTGCGCGATGCGAAGAACATGCCGTTCCGCTCGATCTATTTCGAGGCCGGCGGCGATGGCGACACGCTGCTGCGCGAATCCGGCTATGCGCGCTTCCCCGCCGTGGTGCCGCGCTGGACCGTGGCCGGCGGCGACATCTACGGCAACTCGCCGGGGATGGAAGCCTTGGGCGACATCAAGCAACTCCAGCACGAGCAGCTACGCAAGGCGCAGGGCATCGACTACATGACCAAGCCGCCGCTGCAAGTGCCGAGCAGCATGAAGAATCGGGACGTGGAAACACTGCCCGGTGGCATCAGCTACGTCGATGCGGCCGGTGCGCAGGGCGGCATCAGGACCGCGTTCGACGTGCGCCTCGACCTCAATCACCTGCTGATGGACATCCAGGACGTGCGCGAGCGCGTGCGCGGCGCCTTCTATGCCGACCTGTTCCTGATGCTGGCGAACCAAGTCGATGCCCGCATGACGGCGACCGAAGTGGCCGAGCGCCACGAGGAGAAGCTGCTCATGCTCGGCCCGGTGCTGGAGCGCTTGCATAACGAGCTGCTGGACCCGTTGATCGAGATGACCTTCACGCGGATGCTGGAGTCGGGCATCGTGCCGCCCCCGCCGCCTGAGCTGCAAGGCCAGAACCTCAACGTCGAGCTGGTCAGCATGCTGGCGCAGGCGCAGCGCGCCGTGGCCACCAACGGCATCGACCGCTTTGTCGGCAACCTGGGCCAGATCGCCACCTTCAAACCCGACGTGCTCGACAAGTTCGACGCCGACCAGTGGGCCGACGAATACGCCGACATGCTCGGCGTGAGCCCCGACCTGATCGTGCCCGACGAGCGCGTGGCCCTAGTGCGCAACCAGCGCGCGCAGGCGCAGGCGCAAGCGCAGCAGGCGGCGCAGATGCAGACGATGGCCGACTCGGCCGCCAAGCTCGGCACCGTCGATACCGGCGGCAAGAACGCCGCAAGCGACATCCTCAACCTGTTCAGCGGCTACGGCGCCGCTGCCGCATAGGAGTAAGGCAAATGACCACATTGCTTTCAGCAGCAACAGCCACCGGCGCTGGCGGGGCGATACAGATCAACGACGGAAACCGCACGTTCCAAGCTGTCGGCAGCACGACCAACGGCGCAGGAGCGGCGACGGTCAAGATTCAGGTCAGCAACGATGCCGCCAACTGGATCGACCTGGCCACTATCTCATTAACCCTCGGCACTACGGCCACCACGGATGGCTTTGCATCTTCGGCAAGTTGGGGGCACGTGCGCGCGAATGTGACGGCAATTTCCGGCACTGGAGCAAGCGTTTCGGTTTTTATGGGGTGATGCCATGAGCGTATCTGTCAATCAGGTAGTTGCCGGTGGGCTCGGTTCGGCCGGTTCCCCTCCTGTTACGGGAACGGGCAATGTAGTGATGTCTGAATCCCCGACCATCGGCGGGACGATTACGGCATCTGGGGGGCGGATAGCGTTCCCCGCCG